TAAAACGCAAATACGCTTCTGCCCATTGCTCTTGAGCTTGTTTGTATTGTTGTGTTTCTGGCGATGCTGCAATATTTAATGGGCTTCCAGCAACCTTTAAAGCAGCTTGAGATTGTAAAGAAGCTGGATTAAATCCTTTTGCCTCAAGTTGTTTTATGTTATTTTCTGCGCCAATCATTTGACTTTGAAATGCAGTAGCTTTAGCTTGAGACTCTGTTAATGGCTTGCCACCTGCTACAGCTTGTCCACCAGCCATAATTGGCTGTGCTTGACCTGTACGAGTATTTACAAGCATAGGGCCATTCTCTGTTTCTAACACTTGACCAGCAGTAGGCATTTGTGACTTAGGTATTCTTTGCAATACTTTGGTTGGGTCATTTGGGTCACGCAATTCAATAGATGTGCCTGTGTCTACAGTAATTGGTGCACGATATTTAGCACCGCCTTGACCAATAGTTTCAAGTTGACCAGTTGCAATATTTCTACGCTGACCAATTTCACCTTCACCATATTTTTGTGTTTTTAAATCTTCAGCTACTATTGATTTTAATGTTGGGTTTTGTGAATTAAGACCATATTGAATAGCTTTAGCAGGGTCAGTTTGTTGCAATCTTGCATATTCTTGTATTTCAGCAGCATTCCTACCTCTTAATGCAGCAGCCAATTCTGTTTGTTTAGTGTCTAAATTAGCATTGGTTAATCCACCAATCGCAGCGTTAATCATAGGAAGGGCTTGCTGAAGTCCTGACGGCTTAACATAATGACCACTAATCATTTGACCTTGTGGTGCGTTAAAAGCCTGTCCTGTTAATAGGTTAGCTAATTGTCTTTGGCGTTGTAAACCCAATACTTCTGGGTCTTGCATCATTAATTGCTGTTCAGTTAAGTCTGACATGATTATCCCTGCTTTAATAAATTAGCCAATGAACTTAAATCCATTGGTTGTGCGTTTCTAATAGGTTGTTGCGCTGTTTGCATAAATGGGTTTTGATTACCACGCAATAATGCTGGTATAGCACTTCCTACACCTGTTTGCCCTTGGGCTAATTGTCCTAATGAATTAGGTAATCCTAAACTAGGTGATAACATCTTTGCCAAATTTCTAGCACGATTAGCATTGGTAGCAATATCAGAAGCACTCATTCCAGAAGTATTTAAACCCATAGAATCAAGCATTGCAGAACCTTGTGTGCCTGACAAATCTGTTAATCCAGTTGTAGAGCCTTCAAGCCCTAATTCTTGTGCGGCGCCTGTATATCCTAAATTAGCGTCTGTAAATGCCCCACCACCAGCAGCACCAGTTGTATACGCTGCGCCAGGCTCAACGCCAAAAGAAGCACCACCTACAGGTGTAAATCCACCAGAACTTGCTATTTCACCAGCCGTTAATGCGCCACCAGCCGTATATGCAGCGCCAGGCGCAATAGCAAAAGAACTACCAGCAGCAGGTGTAAATCCACTAGAAGCTAATATTTGACCAGTTGTTAATGCACCTTCTCCAGCACCCGCAGCAGCGCCCGCAGCAGCAGCACCTTCTCCTGCGCCAGCAGCACCCGCAGCACCAGCAGCGCCAGCACCCGCAGCAAGACCAGCACCAGCAAGTAAAAATGGTGCTAAATAACCATATCTATTTATTGGCCCACCAACATTTTCCCAATTAGTGTTTAATTGATAAGTACCTCTGTTTTGCCCTGCGTTATAACTTGTATCTAACAAATTTTGTATAGAATCTATTGGTACGCCAGACTTTATTGCTTCTGGAACAATGCTTTCAAGTTGTTTTTTCCAACTTGAAGTATCTTCGTTCATTATGGTAGTTCTGCCCAAATTATTAGCAATAAAATCAAGTTTTGCTTTGTAATATATAGATGGGTCGTTTGCTTGTTCAGAAATTCCTTTTATTGCATCATCTACTTGCCCAATATGACCACCAAATCTATTGCCCCTAATCATTTCATTTCTAACATTATTCAAATAATTAATTACATTAGTGTTGTATTGAGCAGGATTAGATTGAGCCATTGTAAATTGGCTTTCATCTGGTCGTAAATTTGCGTCAAGAGTATACCAAGGTGTATCTTCTATAGAAAAATCGTAAGCTGTAGTTGCCATTGTTAAATGTTCCAACCAGAATGTTTGTTTTTAAACATCATCAGAAATTACCACTCATCCAGTCAGCAGTTGAAATATTATTAACGCCTGAGTTACCACCACCTAAATTAGATAACCAGTTATAACCTTGTGAAAGCCCACTACCAATAGCGCCTAATGCGCCTGGGTTAGCTGCAAGACCTAATAAGCCAGCAGAACCTAGTCCATATAAACCAGCAGTATTAGCTGTTTGTTGTCCTAATTGTGCATTTTGCGCTGCAATATTAGCAGCAGTTTGACTACCTAATGCGCCCATGTAATCAGGGCCAGCCACGGCAGCTTGAGTGGGTGCATTAATAAGGTTAGGAGTAGTTAAGTTTTTAATTTGACCAGCTTGTGTACCTTGTAACTGTTGTGCTTGCAAACCTGTATTCATGCCTTGAATTTGTGCGCTAGTCAATAAATCGTTTTGACCTTGTTGGAATGTACGCATAGCGTTGTCATAGGCTTGAGTGCCTGGCACAATACCTTGGTTAGCCAACTGTGCAGTATTCATTTCTTTAGACTGTGCCATTTGTGGCGAAAGTCTACGCATAATAGCGTCAGAATAAGTTTCCCCAGGATTAATACCATACATAGGGTTATTAATGCTTTGCTGTAAACCAGCTAAAGACGAACTTGCAAGTTGTTCAGTTTGCGGTGTTCCTGTCTGATTAGCAGTCCAAGTAGGATTGCCGTATGCGTCTGTGCCTTGTTGGTAATTTAAACCACCATACAAAGTGTTTTGATTTACACGATTAGCTTGGGTAGCGGTTTGTGCGCCAGCCAAGTTTCCAAGTGCTTGTGCATTAGCTGCTTGAAAATAAGGGCTTGTTGTGCCAGCATACGGATTAGCCGCACTAGCATTTGCACCTTGCGAAAATGTTGAACCTGCACCCATTACCTTCTCCTTATGCCCATTTACAATATTCTGGGCGCATTTCTAAAATGACCAAATCCCCATCGTCATGTGCGTCAGGAATAGTGGCAACATCTTTGAAACCAAGGTGTCGGTCTAGTCTTAGGGCTTTTGTGTTACTCCCTGCAACTGTGCCAATTATAACCTTTAATTTCAATGTGTTAAAAGGGTAATTAAAGACCTCTTTTAGGAAGTCTTTAGTTGCCCAATGCTGCCCTTCTGATTCCACATGAATCATGCAAGATTTACCAAAAAAACCACAATAAACTACAACTGCTCTAATATTTCCATCTAATACTTGACCTAAATAATGTGCATCTTGGGGAGTGGGCATTTTGTGTTTAATTGCCCAATCTTTAAGACTTTGCTCATTAAGTAAAATCAGAGTACACCCCCTTGCTCCATTACATAATCCGTACTAGCCCAATGCAATTCAATACCTTGCGCTGCTGCGGTTAAATTAATAGAACCAGCAAAGCCTATTCCTGTAACGCCTTGCCAAATTCTAGTTGTGATTAATCCACCACTCCAGATGTTTTCATCCCATTTGGCTGTGTCCCAAGTTGAACCTGTTTGAGTGCTAGGGTTAAATGAAACCGCACCTAAATTGTCAATAGGTTGGAAATCTACGCTTAAACCGCATAAAACGGCTGGTACACCACCTTGGGATTGAAGAATAGGGCGAACCATCGTAAAGCGTTTTTGTTGCCCTGGCGAGTCAAAATAGCTATATGCTTGTTGCACAGCAGCAGTAATGTTGTTTCCATCATCTGCAGTATCAACATAAAAATTGCCTACATAACCATCACCACCAAAGTGCATAGTATTATCGCCAGAAGATTCCCAACAATAAGCCTCAATATTAGTAAATCTAGCCCATGCCTTTGTAATTGTGTGCATTACATATTGTTCCATTCCATCATTAGTAGGAATGTTTAATATCAGCATATTTTCACTAGCAAAATAGTTAATTTGCCAACCAAAGTTAGCATAATAATTAGTTGCAGCTTGGCTAATAGGGAAGTAAATCTTATCTGTAAGGTTTACTCTAGGGTCTAAACGGCTAGACTGTAAGGCTGAAGCAAGGGGTACTAATCCGTCTTGAGTCAATAAAAGTAAGTCGCCACCCCATTTAAAAAAGCATTTGCGGTTAAAAGTTTGACCTAATTGCCAAACTCCTTTTAATGCCCAAGTTAATATAGAACTAGGGTCTGTACCGTTATAAACAATGACTTCACCCAAATTAGTTACAAATACTGCATAGTCATCAGCGCCTTGCCCTGCGTCTATTGTCCATGTACCCATAGCTTGTAAATAGCCACCGTTGCGTGCAATAGAGCCAAAATAAAGGGGAGAAGCTGCGCCACCAATAGAATCTACAGGCAAATACCAACAAGAAATGGTGTTCTTTTGCGTAAAATATAGGCGGTTTTTAAATAAGTTTACATTGATAAAAGTTGATGAATCTACGCCTGTAATGCCAATAGTCGTAT